CGTTGTTCTTACTTGATAAACTAATTACTGCCTCGCGGATGTAATACTACACGCGCGTATCTATTACACTACGCAATCCGGCATGACGTTTAGGGGGTGGCCTATTTGTGATCACAAAATAAGGGTGGCGGTATGGTTTAGGTGCATCCCTATTGCGTTTGTGATCACGAATTTCAAACTCACTGAAAACACACGCTTTTATTGCATCGACTGAGGACACAACAGTTAAGAATGGCAGCAATAACAGGCGCTTAGGCAGGAATTGCCCCCGCATTACGCGCTATCATGTCAAAACGAGGGGGTGGGCGAGGGCCACTGGGGGGTATGGCGTTACATGTATATGTACAAGCACACAGAAGTGAAATTTGAAACGGCCTTTACGCCCTGGATGTACACGGAAAGCCACACATTTGTATAGTATTACTATCACGAATTGTTACAGAGTGTAATATTATGTAACATTATTGATAGTCACAACATTTTAGGGGTTGACTGGGGGTGTTTCATGGGTATAACTGCGGAGCAGGAGCACACAAAGTTAAACTTTATATGTTTTACTTTAATCAAGTAATAAATAATAAATAGTTTAACTATATAAGAGAGTGTTACAAATAGGATAGTGGACATAGGAAGAGTTTAACTATATAGTTTAACTATAGTGTTGACACACTTCTTTTATATGTGTACACTAATTGTAAGTAACACAAATAAACTTGTATAAACATAAGTGTTGCTACTATGGTACGTGTAACAAACAATATGTGTTCACTCTCCTCATGTCTCCTCTCTCCTAACACGTAGTTTGCGACACGTACCAATCTTTCCTAATAAAAGTATTGACAATGACTAGTAGACGAGTACAACTATACGCATCAGATAACATACTTGAAGAGTTTTACTCTGCATTAGTAGATAATAACTCAAGTAGAATAAGTCGTATCCATATCCCTCGTAGTGATGTATTCTACGTAAGAGCACATCTACGTGATGTATTCCCTGATAGGAAGTTAACACTAGATTATGTAGAGCGTATGATGTATCTTGAAGGTATGTTAGACCGTAAAGATGTGCTAGACCCTGACAGAGAGCGAAGCTATGGCTAGAGACTACAAAAAAGAATATGCTAAATACCAGGGTAAGCCTGCACAAGTAAAGAAACGTGCTTCTCGTAACTCTGCTCGTGCTACCCTAGCTAAGGGCGGTTCTGTTAAGAAGGGTGATGGCAAGGACGTGCACCATAGAGATGGTAATCCTAATAATAACAAGCGTTCTAACCTAGCAGTAACTACAAAAGCTAAAAACCGTAGTTTCCCTCGTAACAGTAGGGCAGGTAAGGCGTAATGGCTGTAGAGTATAGAGGTGAGAAGTTTGAAGGCTACAATAAACCCAAGCGTACACCAAAGCATCCCACTAAGTCCCACGCTGTACTTGCCAAGGAAGGTGACACCATTAAGCTCATCCGCTTTGGTGAACAGGGAGCATCCACAGCAGGTAAGCCTAAAGCGGGTGAATCTGATCGCATGAAGAAGAAACGTGCAAGCTTTAAAGCTCGACACGCTAAGAATATCAAGAAGGGTAAGCTCTCAGCAGCTTACTGGGCAGATAAGGTAAAGTGGTAATGGCAGCACCTAAACCAACTAACACGAAGTTGTATAACCGTGTTAAGGCAGAAGCTAAGAAAAAGTTTGACGTATGGCCCAGCGCTTATGCGTCTGCTTGGCTTACCAAGACATATAAAGCACGTGGAGGTAAATACAGTGGCAGTAAGAAAAACAAGGTCACGTAGTCAGCACGTTCTTCTTAGCACTCGTGGTTATTCTAAGGGTGGCCTAGGTAAATGGTTTGGTGAAGAGTGGACAGACGTTAAGACAGGTAAAGAGTGCGGTAGACAAAAGGGTGACGGTAGATCCTACCCAGCCTGTAGGCCAAAGGCAGTAGCTAGTAAGATAAGTAAGAGAGAGGCTGCTAAGAAGACCGGACCTAAAAGAGTTAATTGGTCTACTACAGCATCAGGGAGAAAGAGAACATGAATAAAGTATGTCCTAAATGTAAGGGTAAAGGCTGCTCACATTGCGGCGGTAAAGGTTATCACACTAATATGAACGAGGGTGGAATGATGAACAAAGGTATGAAGGCTCTAAAGAAAGAAGCGCCAGAAGTAGCTAAGAAGATGGGTTACAGCTATGGTGGAATGACTAAGAAGATGGGCTACAAACATGGTGGCTTAGCTTGTGGTGCATCCAACCCCGCAGCACGTCCTATGAAAAAGGGTAAGTAATGAAATACTACCATAAATACAAAGATGCCTTAGAAGCTAAGGGGTATCGTGTAGATGAGCATGGCTACGTGTGGGACTCCATGGGTAACCAGTCTGCTGGTGAAGACAACTACGGTAATGTACAGAGTAAAGACACTAACGTAAATTATATATGCGAGGCAGCTGACATTGCTGCTGTTAAGCCTAAGAAGTCTAAAGCCCCTGCAGGCAAGAAACGCGCTCGTACAGCTAAAGGTCACTTCGTTAAGGATGACCCTAACACACCAGAGAATGAAGCGTGGGTTGACGAGTAATGACAGTTACACTCAATCATCCAGGTAGGCCTGCTCGTAGGCGTTCTGTCTATGGGCATAATGCTGGTACTACTACAGAGGATGTGTACACATGTCCTCCTAACTGTGTTGCTGAGATTAGTTATTTACACGTTCACAATAGTACAGGTAATACAGACATTGAGATTGAGTGGTACGTAGCAGCAAATACATATACATCACATTTCTTAGAGGGTAAAAACCTTGGTGCAGGTGAGTATATCACGTTCTCAGACATTGAGATTGTATTGGCACCTGGTGATAAGATACAAATAACGCCTGCTACAGCTGCTCATGTAGACACTATCTTAACTGTTACAGAGACCTTCTCTGGCACATAACGAATAGCGGGTATGCAAACTTAGTAGAGGTAAATAGCGCTAATATATGTATAACTATGAACGTCTAGCAATAGTGCTGGACATAACATAGGAAAATACAATGTACGCACTTATTATCAAAACATTCAAAGACTTCTTGGCAAGCCTACAAAAGTCACAACAAGCTCGTGCTGACTACTGGATTCTAACTAATATGTCAGACAAAGAGTTACATGATATTGGTATAGCACGTGGAGACATACGCAATGTTGTATCAGAAAGTTTTAAGTAGGTAGGAGAACTACTGTGGAAAACATAAAACTACCCATAGCTCTTGTACTTGCTATGGCTGTTCAGCTTGCAGGTGGTGTATGGTGGGTGTCTCAACAGGCGTCTACCATCTCCAACCTAGAAGAGACTGTTAGTCAGCTTGGCTCACGTATGGCTATTGAGGACAACATTAATCTTAAGCGTGATGTTGAAGGCAATGGCGTAGAGATACAGTACGTGTGGGATGACATAGAAGAGCTATGGGATGAGCTTGCGTCTATGACTTTAGCTATTGGTGAGATTAATAAGCTAAAACAACGAATAGCTGTTATGGAGAGTGAGCTACGTTACCTTAATCGTGACCATAGAGATATGGCAAGGTAAAATGATAGATCCTGTTACAGCTGTTGGTCTTGCAACTTCAGCTTTTAATATCTTAAAACAAGGTATTAGTGCTGGAAAAGATATCCAAGAGATGAGTGGGACTTTAGCTAAATGGGGAAGTGCTTTTAGTGACTTCCAGTACGCAGAGGATAAATCTAAGAACCCTCCCTTCTACAAGATGATGAGCGATAATAGTGCAAACGCTATTGAGATATTTGCCCAGAAAAAGAAAATGGAGCAGATGCGTAAGGAAATAAAAGACCATATATCATGGACTTACGGACCCTCTGCTTGGGAAGAGGTACTAAGTATTGAGGCAAGTATGAGGCGTATCCGTAAGGAAGAAGCCTACAAGAAACAAGAATTTATAGATAACTGTATAAATGGTGTGATAGTTGCTTTTTGTTTAGCTGCAGGTGTAGGTTTACTAATAGTTGTGTTATACTTCACAGGACTAAAACAAGGCAAGTGGTAAGGATTAAATATGGCTAGGGCATTAACAGAACAGCAACAGCGATTCTTAGAGGTACTCTTTGATGACGCTGGTGGAGATGTAGTAGCAGCTAAGAAGCTTGCAGGTTATGCCCCTGCTTCCAGCACAGCAGCTATTGTAGAGTCACTGAAAGATGAGATTGGTGAGAAGACACGTACATACTTTGCACGTACCGCACCTAAAGCTGCTATGGCTATGGTAGGTGCTTTATATGACCCTACTGAGTTAGGCATTAAAGAGAAGATGGTAGCAGCAAAAGACTTGCTTGATCGTGCAGGTCTTGGTAAAGTAGACAAAGTAGACGTAACGTCAGGTGGAGGTATATTCTATCTGCCACCAAAAGAAGGTTCAAACGAATAATACCTAAAAGAGATCTAGGGTTTTGGCAGTTACCTAAGCCCGTTAGCAAACATAGTAAAGATTGGCACATCATAGCAAGGGTAACTAAGAAGATACCCTTTGGATATGCTGAACACCCAGACAACCCAAAGCTACTTGTACCTGTAGAAATTGAACTTGAAGCGTTAGAACTTGCAAAGCGACACCTTAAGCAGTATAGTTACCGTGCGGTATCACACTGGATAAGTAAAGAAACGGGCAGACATATTTCGCATATGGGCCTAAAGAAAAGAGTTGAAGTTGAGCAAAAACGTAGAAAAGCAGCTGCAATTAAGCGCAAGCTTGCCAAGTGGCTCGAAGAAACCCTTGAGGAAATTGAAAAGCTCGAAACCCAAGGAGTCGGAGCCTACTCAGATATTGGAAAAGACACCTGAAACAGTTGTTAGATCTATTCCTGCTGAAGTAAAAGCACCTGAGTATAATGTAGAAG